CTTGTATTGTAGCTCTATTTAAATATGGTATTGATTTGCTCCATGCTTCACATACAAATTGAGAAGAACTTGCTTCTCCCGGTGGTGTAAAAGTAAAGCTGGCACTATCATTAGCTCTCGCATCTAAAAAAGTTTCTATAGTATCTGCTTGTGTTTCGGAAACATTAAAAGTAAGATTAAATATTTTTGGGTTTTGATGTTGTGCCAGTCCAAATAATATTCTGTGTTCATAACCATCAGCAAAACGAACAGTGCGTGTTAATGGTGCTGAATTTTTTCGCTGCCCATATATAGGCTTTATATTTACATCATTATCAAAATTAGGTGCTGTCATTACGCAAGTAAACCTCCAGGACGCTTTTGTTGTAATATTTCAGATTGTACCGCAACTGAGATAAGACGACCAAGTTCTCTACCACCTTGTTCATCTCCTTCAACAGACGATCCAGAAGCATCTACATTTACGACAACACTTGTAGAACCACCAAGAGCATGATTTGGTGTAATCATTCCTGATACTCCAGGTGTAAATAGCTCTGGACCACGTTCTCCTACGATAAATTTACCACCTCGTTTTACTGGCCCACCATCTGCTCTTGAACCTAAACCTAAATCTACAGAACCGAAAGATACACCACTAGAACCACCGCCTCCAAAAGGATTTGCAACTCCACCTAAAAACTGATCTGCTCTACTAGTAGTTCCAAAATTAAACATATTACTAAAAAGACCTAAAAATCCTTTTTGTATTTGTGTAGCAGCCATTCTTGCAGCAGTATCAAGAAAATGATCTGCAATACGATTTAACATACTTCTAAACGCTTCACCAACAGTCATTGTTCCTTTAATAATTCCACTGAATGATTCTTGGAAACCATCTCTTATAGCAACGCTTAAATCTAAAATCTGACGCATCGGGTTTAACATTTCTTTTAATTCATCAGCAGGTGCTCTAAATTCAGCTAAAAATCTTAGTTGTTCATTTACTAATTTTGTATTTTCTAAAAACTCTCTTTGTACTTGATTATCATCTCTAAAGACAGCAGCAGTAGCAATACCTTCAAATCTAGTTTGTTCTTTTGCTTTATTGGCAGCAATAATAGACTCTAAGCCAAGACCACCCCTAGCTGCTCTTTCAAATTCTTTTCTTTTCTTTTCTCGTTTATCTGCTTCTTTATTTCTTTTTCGTGACTTTTCTAATATTGCATCTTCTAATGCCAGTTGTGTTTCAAGTGGACCTTTAGTTGCCAATGTCTGTAAAAGTTCTCTTCGTTTTTCTTCACTAATTTCACCTTGTAATTGTTCAATTTTCCCTAAAACTGAACCAGTATCTTGCAAACCAGCTAAAACTTTAAAGGTTTCTATTGATCCAAAAGCTCTTAATAAACCTAAACCTCTATCTGCTCCAAATGTTTTGATAGTTTCCGCTAATTTAAGAGCTTCATCGTTAGTAATATCGAAGTCTCTTGCTAATTGTTTTATACTTTGCCTTGAAAATTGTGATTGTATATTCATATTTGCTAAATCATCATTTATTTTTTTTATTGCTTTTCTAAATTCGATTGCTTTCTCTATTTGTGCAGCAATAGCAGTCGCAAAAATTGATGCAGCAAAACCTCCTCCAGGTGCTAATGCACCTCCAGCACCACCAGCGACACCTCCTAAAACGGAACTTATACCACCAGCACCAAACAAAGCAGGAAAACCACCACCAATAAAAGCACTACCTATACCACCTTTAATTCTTGCGTTTCTACCTCCTGGAAAAGAAAATAAACCTCCTGCTCTTTGTCCTCTTTTACCAAACCCAAATTTTTCAGCACGAGTAAATGGAGTCGCTGGCCCTATTTGCCCTCCTTCAATACCAAATTCCATATCAGTAAAAGCTGCTCTTGCAGACTGCTGTGCTAATAAAGATGCTGCTTTTGTAGTTTGTTTAACATTAGCTTTTACTCCTTTTGCAATTTCATCAGCCCTTTTACTAAAAGATAAAAATCCTCCTACGGATCTAATAGGTTCTACTGGACCAATTCTTCCACCTATTTGTCCAAAATCTCTACCTGATCTACCTGTAAATACATTGCCAAATTGATTTCTCCTTGAAGATAAAATATTAGATTCTCTTCTACTTTTTATATCACCAATATTACCTCTAATATCAGATGTTAAAGGACTAAATTGACCTCTTAATTTTACATTATTAACAGCTAATGCCGTTTGTCTATTAAGTTCTCCTTGTATTTGTAATTTTTCATTTTGTTTCGCTGCTGACCTTTGTTCTAAAGATAATAACGCTTCTTGTAATCTAACTTCATCTCTTTTTAAAGTTAAAATTCTTTCTATTCTTCCACCAGCAGGAGAACTTTGCCCTTGAAAAAGTATATCATCTGCTCTTTGAGAAAATGCTTTGAACCCACTTCTAGGATCTCTTTTTGGTCTTTTCCTTTCATTTCTTGCTATTGATTTATCAACAGCAGACATTTGATTGCCTCTTAGTTTTTCTAATAATCCATTCTTTATTTGTAATTGTTTATTCATTTCTTTTTCTACAGCTACTGCTGCTTTAGCTGCTCTATTAAAACTTGCAGTTCCAATGGCTGCTCTACCCAATAATTTACTTGCTCTTGCAATTTGTGCGTTTAATTTATTAAATGTGGAAACTGCTATTCCATTAGTTTTACTTGCTTCTTTATTAAATTCCCTTTGATTATCTGTAGCTGCTTTTAACTCCTTACGGAGTTGCATTAATTTATTAGAGTTTTTTAATGCAATAGCAATATCAACATTATATGCAGCCACTTTTATTAAAAATATAAATTATTCTTATTCTACCTTTTAAATCCTTTTAAGGCACGACCTCGTTGTGCTTCTTCTTGTTGTTTTTTATATTCTTCATTTTCAAGCTCTGCAAAAGCAGCCCAACCTATCATCTCTTCAATAGTTAAAGTATTGCACAGTTCAGCTACAGTTTTATGTAACATTTTTGCTAATGAAAATAAAAACTTCCAATCGTTATTAGCTTTTTAAATCGGCTTTAGCCTCTTCAACCCCCTTGTCAGCACCAGCATTAATCATCGCTAACTGTATCTGTTCAAGAACGGATGCTTCAACTTCTCTTCTTAATGAAGCCTTATCTCCATCTTGAAATAACCTTGCACCATCTTTATCTAATGATTTTTGTATCATCATCTGCAACGCATAATCATTAACATCATCAGAGTTTGATTTTTTCTGTATTGCTTCTCTTTCTGCAATAGTCAAAGGATGCCAATAAACAGTGAGGATAATTTCATCATCTTGTTTTACATCATGCTTGTAAAGTTGTGAAACTCCAAACTTGTTTTTGAGAAGGTCTACGGCTCTTGTCATTTTAATATATAACTGATATTAGTATACTAGGCATTTGCTGTAAATTGGCAAGATATTAAGCCTAAAAAGTGTGCAGAATCATCTAATTCTATAGGAGCAGGACCAACAACATCTAATACTCTTGGAGAACAACTAAACGTATCAGTATAATCACTGGCATTAACAGAGGTAAGACCATCTATAACAGCTTCACTAATAGATGATAGTGATGCAGTGCCTCTACCTCTAGGACAATAAACATTACATTGAATAACACCAGAATAAAAATCCTTTGAAGCACCTTGAGTTTGAGTTGTAGCCTGTGCAAAATCTACTGACATAACAACATACTTCTTATTTTTTCCTGGTGTTTTATAAATCATATTGTCATAAACCATTTCAACAGTAGGATCTACATCTGCAACTGCATCTGTGACTGCCTTTTCAAAAGCTGCTCTTGTGTTAACTAAAGTCATGGGGTTTCGTAATCAACAAATACTGATTTAGGATCTGCAAATTGACCGATTCCACCTCCTGCAAATCTGACATTTCTAGATGGATATTTTACTCCAGTACCAAAAGCAGCAATACCTAATTTAGGTTTTTTATCTGTAAATGTTTTTTGTATTAAATCTCTAAGTTTACCTTGAACATATTGTGGAATATCACTTTCATTAGAAGCCAAAGCTCTAGCAGCATACTCTGATCTATTACCAATAAATACCTTAGAAAAAGGTTTAAAATTTGGTATGTCATCAATAAATCTTGGTTCTACTACTGCATTAGGGTTTCTTTGATTACCAGTTCCAGTAGGTCTAATAGTATTCCACGGAGAATGACTTTCTCTAGGCTGGTCTGGTGTTGGTCTTTGTGTACCTGCTGTCCAACTTGACATAAAAAATCCAGTATCTATTGGACTAATACTTTTACTTCTAGAGGATAAGTCACTTAAAATTGCTTTGACTAAAATATTAAAATCTCTCTCTAAATTACCAGTAAGATCTTTTTCTATATTTTCAATACCTCTACTTTTAACCATCAGAACCTCACCAAAATAGTAAACAGGTATGTCTGTCCACCCTGCCTCGTATCAATATTAACTATTTGTGTAACTCTCGCAGATCCAGCATAAGTTATTGTAATCTCATCTTCAAAACTAGGTTGATTATTTCCTATTAAATCAGGTGTGATATAAACCTTTGCTTCTCTTCTTTCTCTACCATCATCTTCAGTTGACTGCACAAATTCAACTGGTGCTTTTATATTAGAAAAAGTAGTATCTACACTTATCTCCTCTCCAGTCTCAATGTTGTAACTAGAAACTCCTTTCTTTACATAAGTAATAGTTGAATCTAAAGAACTACCTAAATCAACAACAACCTGTTTAGCTACGCTTTTTAATAATGAATCTAATTGTCCTGCCATTATCCTCTCACCACTCTAGTTTGATATGTACCAGATCCACCTAACATATACGCACCTAAATAACTTTGTAACCACGGATATTTGTCCATAACATTATTAACAGAACCAACTCCCTGACTTGTCGTATTATATTTTACCTGTATATCTCCTAACTTAACTTCAGATAAGTTGCCATCTGTGCCTGTATTACCTGTCATGGCATCTGTTTCATTAGCCAAAGCTCTAGCCAATTCAT